TGTCATTGCCTATGCAAAACAATATTCGTTCAACAGGAAAGCCCTCAGCGTTTCTTAAAATACCCTTAACACCATCCATTACTCTTTGCTTTGCTATTTCTACATTATACTCGTTTCCAGTTTCTTTACTATCGGCATACTTACCAATATGTACATCAGCTGGATTAATGATAAGCAAATGTCCATCCTCTCTTTTAGGATAATCTATTGTAGGATATTTAGGAGAGTAGTTAGATATAAGCTCCTCAATAGAATTAAGAAACTCATCTTTTGTAAACTCGTTTGGCTTTGCCAAGATTGAAAACTTCTGGCTCTTATACCAATAATGTGAAACACTATTGATGTCAATACCAGCTGAATCACATTCATCAGCTAATAATGAATCATTTTGTTTGTCTATTCGGTATTGGTCAATCAGTTTCCATTCGTCTGGTTTCAACCGATACCTTTTTCCGTCTTTCATTTGTTTTTGATTTTCTCTAAACCTCTTGAGCCGAAGTATGCACCTATAACAGTAATTAAAACTATCTGCAATAAGTCAACCCATTTATCTTCTACGACAAATTCTATTACTCCAGCATCTATAAATATAAGCAAAGTTGTTGAAACTACAAGCCATCCCAACACTAAAGGTCTTATATTTCTAGGTAGCCATGAGGATTGTTGATTATCTGATTGCCATCTTTTAGTGATTTCTTGCTCAATTAAAGCCTCTTGTTCTTGGATAATTTTTTGCATCTCGTTTTTGAGTTGCATTTTCTCCTCTGTGCTTGTGATACATTCATCAATAATTGTGTCAGCTTTACCAAGCAATCCACTTAAAATAGTTCCTAATATAGCCATATAGCATCTGGTTTGTCATTATCTGTGTCGCAATGAATAAAAGTCTTAGCTATGCCAATTCGAGTAAATCCAGCCATTATAAGAGCATTAACTATCTTTTGTCTAGTATTACTATCATTACAAGCTAAATCACTTGCTAATCCCTTTAAATGGCTTGAATTAGAAACTCCTCCAACTCTTTTATTTGTTTCCTCACTTCTCCATCCACTTGTTATCTTAAATGGTATTCCAGCAATATCTCTAGCCTTATCTAATTTTAATAAAAAGTCCATTTTCATATTCTTGCCAGTTCCTGGAGCATCATCAAACTCTTCTAGTTTAAAGTATTTTAATGCCATTGATTTATCTAATTTTTTTAAACTCTCTTTCCAAGTTTCAAGTTTCATATCCATTATCCTTGACCTCTTGATTTAGATTTATAACCATTTTGACCTTTTGAGGCATTTTTAGAATGAACTCCCTTGCGTTTTCTTTTTGTTTGCTTGACAAAGTTTACTATATTTTTTTTGCTCATTTCTTATTATTTCTATTATAAATAAATTTATCCGTTGTATATATTATTGACATCAATAATAGAACTATTTTTAATACAATCTCAACATCTGCTAAACTTACAAAAGTGAATATTGATGTATTTACAAATAATACGTCTGCTGTTTCTTTTATTATTTTCATAATCTTGGATCGTAACTTAAATATATTTCTACATCTCCATAAAACTTGTCAGAACTAGATGCATATTCTCCAGTCTTTTTTATTGTTGGAAATATTACATTGCCCTCATCTAAAGTGTAAGGAGTTGTATATACTCTATTGAATACATAGTTTTGGTCGTTTTGTGATGTTGCCTCTAATTTATCTATAAGAGATATTGTTTGATTTTTAGAATCATTTGCATCAGTAGGCATATCCCATAAAGAGAAAGTAAAATTGTGTCCAGTTGTTGCATTTGTACTAAAATTATATATTATTTTTTCAATAATAGCACCACCAGTAGGAGCAATAAAAAAGCCATATTGACTAGTCCATCTATTAGGCTTTGAATCGCCATCGGATAAAACTGCACCAGCATTAATATTAAAGTTCCATTGACTAAAATTAGGCAAAACATCGTTTCCATGTGTGTTGTCAGTCATATAACAATGGCAATGAGCATTGACTCTTTTTCTAAATAGTGAATCGTACTTGTATTCCCTATCTAAAATGACAATACTACCAGCTGGAATAAGTTGTGAAACGGTAGTTGATGCAAAGGTCAATCTATTAGAATTAAAATTGACATTCCCATTTAACGTGATTTGTATTGGCTGACCAGTATCAGCACATATAACATAAATAATATCGTCTGCTACTAAAAGAGTATTAGTTCCACTTGTAGGAATTATATCAATAGATGAAATTGTCAATGATGTTGTGTCACTACTCGTAACTGCAACGCTCTCTCCTCTTAAATAATTGTTAATCCTTGCCATTTACCAAAGTTCAAATTCTTGAGCTGCTGGTAATATATTTAAATTACCAACTACTATTGTTTGTGTATTTCCACTTAAATCTATTCCGTACCATTCGCCACTCCAAGTGTCCTCATTAGCATTATAAGTAACTTGATAAGGAATGTAAGGAGTTCCATCTATATTAATTCCATTTAAATAATGTAATATTTGACCACTAATTGTCTTGATATTTCCGTTAAATACCTTAGCTCCACTCATCTGTCCTTTTAATACCTCCTCAACAAGTAATTGAGTAAACTCAACACCAGTTCCAGTATTATAGGCTTTCCATGTTGCATTCGTTCCACTATCCCAACTTGATGTTGTATAGTTATATGTTTCAATTCTGCCGACCGCTCCACTTGTAGGACCAGTTCCAATAAATAGCTCAGGAATTTCAAACTTAACACCATTATCAATCGTTGTTCCTCCGGGTGAGTTGTAAGCTCTAAAATACTTTTTAATGACTACCTCATTATCTATTAAATATTTTATTCCTTGCTCTTCACTTAATTCTGGAGCAGAATAAATTAAAATGTCATCCTCATTAGTAGTGGTCGTTGTTTCTGTAATTTCTATTTGACTATTTATAGCTAAAGCACTTATATAGTTATTATAGTATGCTTGACTATATATTTCTAAAAATAACTCTCCATCTGCTGGTAGCTCTTCAGTTTGTAGGTTAATGTTTACCGTTGAAACTCCAGGACTATAATTGTCATTTAAATATACTGGACCTATTGGAGAACCAGTTGTTGTAAAGAAATCCGATGTAGTCCATTGATTAGGAACTAAAGATGAAATAGGACAATAGTAAGTAGTTGCATCCGTTACAAGTTTAAATCTTGCACTTATTCTCACTTCTACTTTTTCATTTGCTCCAGAAACATCAGTAAAAGTCAAATTATTAACTCTGTTAACTTGTATATCTCTATTAAATAAAATACTTGATCCAGTAACTTGAGTAACATTACCTAAAGAAATGATTAGTCTATCACTTGCAGAATTATTTATTGAATAACTAGAGCCAGTATATGTATTGCCATTATATATAAATCCATTCCAAATAGCTATTTCATTTGATTGGCTTTGATATGCTGTTCCAGTATCTCCATCAATATAGTAGTAATAAAATGGCATATCAAAACTCTGTAAATGGTTGTAATATGTCTCAACACTTCTCAAAATAGGTAAGAAATCAAAGTCAGCATTATATCTTTTCTTTGTTGTACCCTCTGTCAAGTTTAAAGAAGTTGATCCATAACTTGCTGGAGTTGTTACACTATTTTTGTTGTAAGTTCTAAAATAGTGTGTACTTGGAGAAGTCCAATCGTCATAATTATTGACTTGTATTAAGTTCCATCGACCAGCCGACATAAAACATCTCATTCCCCATGCTTTGCAAATATTGTCTAATAATGTGAATGAGTCTTTATATTTTTTAGAGCCGTCATCATCAACCTCAACAAAAGCCATAAAATTAAACCTACTAGCAACTAAAGGATCACGACTATCTGTACTTGTCATTTCATCAGTAGTCCAATCAACAGAAGTCCAAATAAATGTTGGAGAAGTATCTGACCAGTAGTTTGTAGATGTTGCTATTTGATTAATAAAAGCATTTCTAAAATATACTATTGTTTGATATGATGTAGGATTTATGTATGGTATATTTGTATTAAAAGCAATATCTTTTAAAGGAGCTAAACCACAAACGGCTGTCAATGATACTCTTCTTGGATAAGCAATGTCCTCCTCTGGAGATATATCATTTAATAATAATCCAGCCCAATACAAAGAATAACTAACATCGTTAGAACTACTATAAATCCCTATGTCATAATCTCCATAAGCCGAACTCCTAATCTCATTGATGACTGATTGCTCTCCATTTTGAGTTATTAATACATCTAACTTAACCTCTGAGGGTATTAATCCAGTAAATCTATTATTATCGTCAGTTTGATAAGTTAGGCTAAATCCATCAGCTCCTAAATCTGGAGTAAATAGTGTGGCACTTGTAGAATTATTGTCATATATTTCTACTCTGTAATAAGTTCCGTTATCACTTTGGAAACTACACTCAAATCGTTTATCTCTTGCCATTAGTAACCTCTTGTTCTATTTCTGTTATTTCTTGCTCTATCTGAACTTAGTAATATATCAGCTCCACTTATTGTACCAAATACTTCTGTAGAGCCTCCAGTATTTATCATTGATTTTAGTCCTACTCCTCCACCTACAGAATTAGCATTAACATTACCTACTCCTCCTAATACATCTCCTATACCAGCTAATCCACCTATATTCTTTAATCCCATCATAGCACCTATACCAGTACCTCCTAGTAAAGCATTTAGTATAAGCATAGCAGCTATCTGAGCTAACATTGCTTTTAATGCTTGTTTAGCACCCTCTAAGAATGATTTAAAGAAGCCTTCTTGACTTTGTAATGCTTGAGCAAATACTCCTTGTATTACATTACCAAAACTCATAAAGCTCTGATTTATGTCGTTAGCTACAATATCCATAGAAGATAATCCCTCTTGAAACTCTTCTAAAACTGGTGTAAGTTCTTTTAATTTTTTTAATTCTACATTAGTAGCTTTTATTGGCTCAATAAAATTAAAGGAAAAATTAGGGTCTGGAGTTCTTTCAGTAGGTTTTTTAGGCGTTGTAGTAGGTACAAATGGAGCAATAGGCTCAAAATCTCCTACTACTTCATTATAATCCTCGTATTCTTTTTGTAAGTCTCTGAATCTATTTACAAGATATAAAACAGCTGCACCAGCAGCAGCTATTGCAATAGTTATTGGATTAATTGCAGCTACAAAACTTACAGCTAAAGGTATTAATGTAGTCAATGTAGTTACTAAACTACCAAACACAATTAACAAAGGACCAACAGCAGCAACTATAGCTCCATATTTTACTATGTTCTTTTTTTGTTCTTCTGTTAGATTGCTTAATGCCTTTGATACTTTTTGTAAACCTTTTGTTAAAGGGTCTATAAATTCTAGTATAATCTCTCCAAACTTTTCAGATACATCTCCTAATTCGTTTTTAAGCTGTTGTAATGGTCCTAAACCTTCTTTAGCTATTGCCTTTGCTTGTCCTTGAAATTTTCTCGTTAAAGTTTCCGTAAGTTTTACAGCTTTTTCTTGTGCTGTCATTGCTGGATTTAATCCAGTGTCAAAGTATCTTTTAAGAGCATCAGTAGAAGTTCCTATAGTTTTACCTACTAATGAAGCTGCTGTTGCTAAATCAAGTTTCATACCAGTAGCAAAATCTTGCAAGGCTGGAGTAATCATTAAAATCTGACTCTCTGTTAATCCTAACTGTGCTAGAAATGATTGAGCTTGTAAAGTAGCCTCATCTCCAAATATTGTAACCTTTTGTAATTCCCTAGCTTGTTCAGCTAAGTTAGCAAATGCTTCTGCATTGTTTCCTAGTGCAGTTCTTAACGATGTCTCTGCTTTTATCTGTTCATCAAATGCTTTAACACTTGCAGCTCCAAAAGCTAAAATAGGTAAAGTAAGTCCAGTAGAAATAGTACGTCCTAAAGACTTCATATTATTACCAAACTTTTTCATTGACCTCATCGACTTCTTGAGGTTACTCTGAAACTGCTTATCGTTTAATGATAATTTTATACTTAAATTTTTCTCAGCCATTTTTCTTATTTAGCAAATCATATTTCTTTTTAATATACTCAGCCCTTTTTCTTTGTTTGTCGATGTCGGTTTTAACTTCTTTTTTCTCCCAGTCAAACTTAATAAGTTTCTCTGGAGTTAAGGATTGACCTTTCTTAGTATGTGGCTGTAAGTTACAACACGCCAACCAGCGTACTCTTTCCCACTCAAACCTTTGCTCTAATTCAAACCTATCATTCCTACCCTTTTGAATACAGAAGAACTCGTGAAATGTTAGCTCCCAAAATTGACTAGGTAAAAGTCCTAGACCGTATGCAACAGCCTCTAAACTATCCCAATTTATTTCTTTGTTTTCGCCACTTTCTTCGTGGCTTGGTCGTTTCCCTCAGATTCAAATTTAGCTGTAAATTGATTGCTAAATATTTCTAGCACGTTATTTAAAGCGTTAAAATCCTCATCTAATAAGTCTGCGACATCATCAACATTTAAAGAACATTCAACCCCACTAACTCTAGCTCCGTCTTTTAAACCAGCTAAAATCAACTGACAAGCATCATCTAAACTCATTCCCTCTCCTAACTTGTCTAAGTCTTGTAAACTTCTATTCGTTGCCTTAGTAAAGTTTCTTAAACTATTCATCCCAAATCTAACTGGGTAATCTTTTCCGTTTATTATAACTATTTCGTACATCTTGTTGGTTTTAATCTTTATTGGTAGGAGCAGAGCCGAAGCCCTTACCCCAACCAACAAAAGGAATTATTATGCTTGTACTGCTTGAGTTAATGCACCAGTACCCTCGATACTTACTGAATAAGTAGGAGCATCCTCAACACCACCACTAACTTCAAAGCTAGTAACTAAACCAGAGCCAGTGTAATAAGTATCTCCAGCTGACAGAGAACCACCATAAGTGAAAGTGAATGTTACTTCTGTTCTGTTAAGCATTTGAGTTACTAAATCACTTGGATCAGTAGTTGTTCCAGCAGTAGGAGAATAGTCATAAAGACCATCAGCCGAAAGGCTAAAAGACTTTTGACCACCGATTAAATCTCTCCATCCAGAGCTATCTTTAGTACTTACATCTATTGTATCAGCATTAACTGATAAACTTACATTTTGTGAATGGAGCAGTTTATACTCTGTTCCTCCACTTGTTTCTGAGACCTTTAATATTAGGTCTGTTCCATTGAAAATTGCCATCGTTTTTTATAAATTATAATTAGTAACTAGTTATCTAAATCATCAAGGTTTGCATCCTTTTTAGATTTCTTTTTGGGTTTTCCTAAAGCATCATAGAAAGATAATAATCTAAATACTTTTTCTGAAACCTCATAAGATTCGCCTTTGGTATATTCTACTCCTCGAATCTCAATATCTTTTTTAATATATACTTTAAACATATTTATCTATTTATGTTGAATCTATAATCTTGTCTAATTCCGTAAAATCCTATGCTCCCAGCACTATCATCGTATAACTCATCTTGAGAATCATAGAATATTTTATCTACAACAACTCCAGAGAATGTTCCACTTGTATAATCCAAAGCAGTTCTTACATATCCAGCTAATGTCACTAAATCAGAATAAACATTGTCATAAATACTGATTTGCACCGTAACATAATCATATTGACTAACTCCGTTCTTTGTATTGTTAGGAATATCTGAAATCATTTGATATGTAATATAAGGTAATTTGCTATTAGTAGGAAAGTTATATCTACTAGGGAATATCCTTAAATTACCATCAGTAGTAACTAATGGAGCTACATTTGAGTCATTGCTTAGAATGTTATATATTACTTTTCCTATCTCCATTATTTCATTCTTTTATCTATCAATTTTTTTATTTGATTGATGACATCATTTTGAGCTACACTTCCTTTGTTTATTGCTGTTTTGTCTAGCATTCTAAGTCCTGGAATACCTCTAAAACCATATTCTAAAAAGTAGAAATAAAATCCAGATTTTTTCATATCAGCCCATGCACCTTTAACTCTTGGTCCTATATAAACACTTGGAGGAATACCTCTTCTGTTTTTGCCGTTTATTATAGCCAAAGACTTTTCAAGTTGTTTACTTTTTTTAGGAACTAAACTTTTAAGCTCTTGCAATAATGGTTTGGCTGCCTTTCTCATTCCTTGTCTAAGCAAAGTCTTATTTCTGCTTTCTGACATATCTAAGCTCTCTAAATCCTTTATTAAAGATTTAAGCTCTCTATCGTCAATAGTAGCTGTAACAAAACCAGCATGGCCACCTTGATTGCCTCTTAATATTTTACTTGTTCCTATTGCCATTATTGCTCTGGAAAAGGGTTAATACCGTTATCTATTAATATGTTTATCCAATCTATTTCCTTAGTGTATAAGTCTACATTGTCCCACTTAGTCTCTAAGCATTGATAGGTTTCTAGCACTCCAAACGATACTATCGCATCACTATCGTTCCATACGATGTAGTAACTCTTTACCTCTGGGTAGCATATTTCTGTTAATCTTAAACTCATCAGCCAGTTAAATTATTTAGTTCGTCATCACTTAAAGCCTCATTAAATACTGCTAGTGATTTTACTTTACCGTAGAATTTATTGCCTATACTTAAATATTCAAAAGATAAATCATTCAAACCTATAGGTACATCAGAATTTGTATCAGGTGAACCTAATTGTGTTCCATTTATCCAAACTTGTGCATTATTTTGTTCCCATTTGAGAGCAATTTTATTAAAATCTGTTACAGTATATGAAGTTGTTGATTTGTCTAAATTATCTCCACCTACACCTCCTACTCTTATTATACATCTAATAGTATTAGATACACTACTAAATAGAATTTGAACTATATTATTTGTAGAGCCATCACTTATTGTTATACTTCTATTTGTTAAATCATCAGCCAAAGCAGCTATCTCTGCATATAACACACCCTCTGTTGAGTTTATTAAGTCAGCACTACCAGCACCAGTTGCAGTCTCTGTAGCTCTTGTCTCTGTGCTTCCAGTTAGTGTTGGTATGTATGATGTAGCGTAGGGTAAGGCTTCTACTTGTGCGCCCCAAGCGTAAAAAGAACCACCATCTTGTTCGGCAGTAGTATTATTAATACTGTGTGGATGTATGTAAAAATCGTTAAACGTAGTAGCTGATGTCGTATTAGTTACTGATATTCTATACCAACCATTACCAAAACTTTGTATTGACGCATCATCAAAGTTATTAGTTCCTATTGTGCCATTTTGCACGTTAAACCAAGTGCTTGTACTCTCAGCTCTTAGTCTTATATATGGAGCATTAATGTACTTTACAAAAACAGAGTAAGTAAATGTTCCATTAACACTTGCGCTAGTATTTCTTAAATCTTGACTTATTGTAGAGCCAACATATTTATCTACATAAGCACTACCATCGGGAGCTGTTTGTAAAGTGGTAGTTATTGTTGCGTTTTGTGTAATCCATTGGCTAAAATCTTCACTATAAGTAATAAGATTAGTAGAAGTAGGCTCTAACAATATATGACCATTCTCTCCATTACTATCATAGTTTATTCTTGGCACTCCAGTAGCTACATTTGAAACTAATCCACTTGAGTTTATTCTTGTAGCAGTTGAAGTTCTAGCAAAGTCAAAATCCTCATAAGGCTCGTCTATTGGTGCTACGTTGTAAAGCGTTCCAGCCTTGTAACCAGTAGGAGTTAAGATTATACTTGCTTTATTTAATAGTCCGTCTGCCATTAGCTTATATCGTTTAAGTCTTGTAAGAATGCTTGGCTGTCTGTTGTGTTCTCTACTATTCCTCCAGCAGCTACTACTCTTGTATTTAATACGCTTATGTAATCGGCTGGTGTTGGGTTAAAGATACCACCATCAACAATAGTCCAACCATCGTCCTCTATTAATCTGAATCTTGAAGCATAAGCTGACTCTGTAAATTGTGAGCCTCCAAAGTTTATACTTATATCGTTATCGTGTGGATTAGCTTCCCAAGCTGTTAGCGTTGCATCGTAGTTAGATGTGCTTAGACCAGTAGCGTTCTGCATAAAGTTAGTAAAGTTAGTAACATTACTGATATTCCACCCAGCTAGAGATTGGTCGAATAAGTCGCAGTTGTAGAGCATTTGTGACATATTTTCTACGTTAGTAGTGTCCCAACTATATATGTCTCCATTGAATTGTTGGCAATTAAAAAACATATTGTCCATTCTTTCAACATTAGAAGTATCCCACGAGTTTAAATCTTGGTCAATGGTGTTACAATTATAAAACATATAACTCATATTAGTCACATTACTAACATCCCAAGAGTTTAGTGACTTGTTAAATATTCTACATTCAAAAAATGCTGTACTTAAATTAGTAACAGAACTTATATTCCAATTACCTATTGCTCCATCAAAATTAGTACAGCTCCTAAACATTGCACTAAAAGAATCACTAGAAACAGTAGGAGCATCTGTAGCACTAGCATCTAAATTAGTGCAACCATAAAAAGCAGCACTAGTAGATAAGTCTAATACTCCCCATTGTTTTACATCAAGCATTTTAAGCCTATCTCCAGCGTTATTGAATTGCCATCCTTGTAATGTTCCCTCTATGCTTATTTCGTATTGTCCAGCACTTGTATAAGTGTGTGTGACTTCTTGTTGATTGTAACTTGTTATTGTATCGCTAGAGCCATCTCCCCAGTTTACTGTAGCGTTATAACTACCACCACTAACCAATGGCATCATAAATTGTGTATTCAAGCTAGAGCCACTTGAAGTATTCTCTGTATCAATAGTAAAGACAAATTGATTAGGAGCTGTCTGTGATAAATCTACTACGTCATTCTTCTCTAATAGAAGCACCATAGCATCTTTACGACCTACTTGCTTTATGCTCTTGATAGAATAATTAGTAGAGCCGTTAGAGATAAAATACTGAGGAGAAACTCCAATGTTAGTTCTGTATCTTATTAGGCACTCTATACGCTCGTCATTTATTAAGGCATCAGCATCGAAGTTAGTATTACCACCTTTGAAATCAAAGTTTGCATAGATGGTAACGTAACTATTGTCAGATACTACTCTCTCGCCATAAGCGTTAGTAGAGTAAGTCTGTGTATATAGTTTTAACTTTCTATCTAGTTTGCCTATTATCATAGTTCTAGAAAGCGATAAGGAGTTAATAAGTACTCAACCATTAAAGGTAATTCATTCACTTGTGTTCCCATTACAACATCTTGTCGGTTCTCATAATATCGACCTACAATTATATAAATAGCTTGAACTATTGGAGCTGGAACATCACTAGCACTACCACCAACAATAAACTCAACCTCTATTGCATTAGGTCTCTCATAAGTGTTAGGAAAGTCTCCAGTATTAGATTGATAAATTCTTCCAGGTCTTACTCTAGTGTCAACATCGTATTGGTCAGTAGCTAAAGTCTGTAAAGTGTTATCCTCATCGTAGTATTTAATATGAGTAACACTTGCGACCTCTCCTATTTGTAAATCAATGTAAGGAGGGAACTCATCATAAAATATATTGTACGTCTGAGTCATTAATCTACGTCTAGTAAACTCTTCTACAACTTGAGTAGCAACATTAATTAAACTCGTGATGTAAGTATTGTCATCGTCATAGTCTGAGTCTATTCTTAAAAATGCTTTAGCCTCTGATAATGATATAACAGTAGACGTTGGAGCAGTCTTTAGAACTAACTTACCATAAGGCACATAGTCAGAGCCTCTTAATGTGTTAAAGTTGTAGTTATAGTATTCCATTTAAAAAAAATTAATGGAGAGAGGATTTCTCCTCCCTCCGTTAAAATAAACAAATTATGCTTCAATCAAATTAACAAAAGCAGTATCATTTTGTACGCAATCGCCATCCACAAGTGATTGAACTATCATTCTTGTCTGGCCGATTCCAGCGTCAGTAAAGCTATCCACGATTAATGAGATACCTCCGAAGGTCGCTAGATGACATTTAGAGAAATCTCCGAATAGAGCGTGGTCTTTACCAGCAGTTCCACCGTTACCTACGTTAGGAGATACGAAAGCGAAGTAGCCATTAAGCTCTTTTCTAGCGTTGTCCCAAATAGGAGAAACATTAGAAACTTGTGCTAAACCTTTTACAGTAGCATAAGCAGATGGGTCTAATAAGTAAGCCATTCTAGCTCCTTGTAAAGATACACCATTAGCAATCAAGTCAGTTTCCATTTCAATCCAATCAGCAGCAGTAACCGTAGTTGGTCCAGTAGCAGCATCAGCGAAGATAGAAGTAGGAGCGTTAGATACATCACCAGTACCTAATAATGCAGCCTCTAAAGTAGAAGCAACAGATGCAGCCATATTTCTTCTCAAAGCACCTTCAATACCAGCGTTCTGAGTTAAAGCCTCTTGTGAAACATTAACAATAGAGATAAGTTTCTTAGGAGATAATGTTACGCTTGTAGCAGTACCATTAGCAGATGGAGCAGTTCCACTAGTCTCAGCAACGAAACCAGAGTTGATTGCACTAAATACTGGGAACTTTGCGTTATTTACACCGAAGTATGTGTTTGCCCCAGCAGATGCTAAAACTAAGTTAGCTTCTAATTGGTCAGTCCAAGCCATAACCTCAGTAGCATTACCAGAAGCAGTAGCAACAGCAGCACGAGATAAAACAGAAGAAGGTATAGCAATACCGTTATATGTTTGACCAGTATAACGAGCTTCATTACGTGCTTCTTCGTCCATTTCCTTAACTAAGCCTTCTAATTTACCAGAGTAAGCAGCTTTCATAGCTTCTTGGAAAGAATACTCTCTAATTTCTTTAGGAGTGTTTGTTCTTTCTTCTTTAACAGCTTTAGTTGCTTGAAGTTTCTCAAAAGATTCAGCTCTTACAGCCATCTTGTTTAACTCCTCAACTTTTTCATTTAAAGAGTCAAAGTTGCTTTGCTCATCAGAAGTTAGGTCACGACCTTCAGCAGATGCTACAAGTCCTTCCATCTTTTCGATAACCTCAGCTCTTTCCTCTTTGTAAGATTTTGAGTTTTTCATTTTATAGAAAATTAATATTAATATTTATTTTTTAAGATTTTTAAACGCATTTCATTGAGGGAGCGTTGTTTCAAATCTTCTTCTTCTTTTATACCCTCTAATTTTTCAGCCTCTAAACTTTCTTCTAGTTTTTTAGCTTCTTCTTTTTCTTGCCATTCTTGCATAGAACGTAAAGCGACATTACTAGATGCTTCATTATATGCTGGATACACGACTGAGCTTAAATCGTAGAGACGAGATACTTTATTAATAGTTCTTATATTCATACCATCTTTCATCTCCCAAGAATCATCCTCTACAATAAATGCAAAAGATGATTGGTTTACTGTACCATTTTTCAAAAGCTCAACTAAATCTCTAGCTGTTGATGTGTTAGGCATATCAGCCTCATAGCGTAAGCCTTTCTCATCTACCGACATTCTTAATGTACCATTAGTAGTTCTAGCAAGTACATAGTTTGGGTCGTGGTTAAATAGAAATCTAACGTCATCTTCCATACGACCTTCAAAAGCCTCTGGAGATATATACTCTCTAAATCCACCTAAGTCGTTAGACATAGAATTAAAGACAGCACCATAGCCAACTACAGTTTGCTTATCTCCATCCATTCTGACTTCTAAATCTTGAACATCTATTGTTCTTATTTCTTTATTATTCATATTTATAGATTTTTCTTCTTTTTCAATCTCTTTGATTTTTCTTTTAGTCCAAGCAAAGCCAGGATCTCCACCCCATAAAGCCCATGCTATTCTACCAGCACTTGGATAACCATCATCTCCACTATAAAAGCCTTGACCTTGTTTATCAACTTCATGACGACTAAAATAGGAGTACATTCTTTTAATAGTTTGAATGCTTAGATTTACTCTATTTTTTAAATCTCTAGCTCTTGCAACTCCTACCTCAGTTCCTCCTCTTCCAAACTCTTCTCTCCATTCTAATCCTTGTTGAGCTTCGTCTGCCATCTCTTGAGTTGGCTTAGTATTTATATCATCTAAAGCTCTATCCTCCTCATCCTCTATTTGAGCATAGCAAATGGCTAATCTTTGGTCATTGTCATACTCTTGCATAAACTTATCAGCAACACATCTCTCAATGAATTGCTCTTCCGTTTCGTTTGTATTTTTAGTTGGTATCGGCATTACTCTTTGTCCTCCTCTTCAACATCTCCAATAGGAGCATAATTTAATGGCATGAATAATTGGTCTCCCTCTGGTCCTACACTATTCAAATCCTCCATTCTTCTTATTTCATTAATAGACAAAGCTCCAATACTAGCCATCTCACGATAATAGGTGGCTCTAGAGGAACTATCTCCTCTCAATAAAGCATTAGCATCCAATTTAATTGTAAATAGCCCAAATTCGTTTTGTCTGAATAATTTACGATTTAACTCTTGTTCTATTAAAACCATGTAAGGGGTTAAGGTAAATCTAACGAAGTCAATAGATAAAGCCTCAATACTAGAATAGTTTGCTGCCTTTTCTAAATGGCCAATTAAAGATAATGGAACTTTAAAGATTCTCGCAATCTCTTCAATCTGAAAGCGTCTAGTCTCTAAAAGTTGATACTTGTTAGCATCTATGTTGGTTTGTTCAAATGTCATACCCTCTTCAAGGATTGCCGTTTTACCAGCTACAAAAGAGCCAGAATAGTTTTGATTCCATGAAGTCTTTAATCTCTCAACAGCTTCTTTTGATAGTTTACCTGGATGTTTAATTACTCCTCCGACTTGAGCAGAATTCCCTAAATAACTATTGGCTGTATCATTAGCAGCTATTGAAGTTGCTATTGTTGTGTTTTGTGCTTTTAATATACTAACACCCTCACAACCATTGAAAGATAAGTTAAAAAAGTGTAACATATCCTCTTTCATTACTCCTATCTCATAGTCTTTAATGTCATAGTAAATATTACCCTCATGTTTTATTACTTTGACATCCTCCGGATTGATAGGTATTAATGAGATTGGTCTTGCATTGTTATCTCTCTCTATATAAAAATAAGCATTTCCCTCAAGCAATAAGTTAGTCATTAAAGTATCAAGGAAAGTATAAGGAGTCATGTATTCATTAGGATATCTAGTAAGTAGGTTATAAACTGGATGACTTACATCAGTAATCTTGTCCTCATCCTTTTCTACTTTGTAAACTTTTATGGGTAAACTAGATATTGATTCACTAATTACACGAACACATGAATAGACGGCACTAAAAGTTAATGATGTGTCTCTATTTACAGCTGTTCTATTAGCAGCTCCATAGCCACCAAAAACAGCTCTTAAAAAGTTGTCTCCTCTTTTTTCAGATTTGAGAAAGTCAAATAGTCCCATAAAATTGTAATTACATTACAAAGATAACATAAATCGCAAAAGTCAAATCCACATTATACCTCTCTCGTCATATGCAGATGAGTCACTAGAGTCGTCATTCATATAACATCCAAGAGCCATAACGAGAGCAACCATTCCATCAATCTTCTCAGTTGATTTACTTTTGTCCATTTTAATATTCCCAGCTGGATCAGTTTTCATTGCTAAGTTAGAACACATCCATCTTAATACTTTGTTTCCAGCATGATTTATTTGTTTACCTAAAACTAATTTTTCTAGTTCTTTAGTAGGAGCTGACATACTTGCAAATCCTTGTCCATAGCTTTCCATTGGCAATCCATCCTCTGTTAAATCAATGACTAATTGGCTTGAGTTCCATCTATCGTAGGCAATAGACTTAATGTTTACAACCTCAGCAACTTCTTTTATTCTATTCTTAATATAATTGTAGTCAGTAACATCTCCCTCAGTTAGTTCCATTAGTCCCTCTTTTTGCCAACCAATATAGTCCACTTGGTCTCTTCTACTTCTTATGAAAGCATTTTCTTTTGGAGCAAAGAAATAAGGTATTATTGTAAATCTATCATCCTCTGGAATAATTAAAACAAAAGCAGAAATATCTCGAACACTTGCAAGGTCAAGTCCAGCATAAGCAGTCATCCCTTTATAGTCCTCTAAATTAATGGGAGCTTTATTACACTCCATCCATTGTTGGTCTGATAGCCACTTACTAGCTGATGACATCCATTGGTTTAGATGTAACATTCTAAAAGTATTCTCATAGCTTGGTAACTTAATAGCTTTCTCTTGTTCTGTTTTTAAATAGTCTAATTTAACAACTCCAGTTTCTATTCCAGGATTAGCTATTCTCAATGCTTCCTCTGTAGTCCAATCAGTTTCTAAATCACAAAAGTACTTAACGTAGTAGAAGCTATCGTCTTTTATTATTCCCTCAGATACCTTACGACCATACTCCTCAGTCTTGTAACATATCGACTCACGATTATAACCAGCAGTAGTAATGGCTATTGTCATTGGCTGACGTCTACTACCTACCGAAGTAGTCAAGGCATCCCACAGACTAGAATCTTTCTGGACAAAGAACTCATCCATACAAATAAACGAAGCGTTGTATCCAAACTTAGAACTTGCTTCAGAACTGATAGCCTTAAAAGCTGAGTTGCTTTTCTCGTGGATAATAGAGTTCTTAAATACTTTAAGATTCTTGTTTAATTGACTATCTGCTCTAACCATTCCACTAGCTACGTCAAATATGATACCAGCTTGTTGTCTATCTCCAGCAGCAATGTAACACTCAGCACTAGGCTCTCCATCGGCTAATAACATATATAAAGCTATTGCACTTATCAACGTAGACTTACCATTCTTTCTTGGTAGACAAATGTAAGCAGTTCTAAATCTTCTAAGTCCAGTATCTCTATACTTCCAACCGAACAAGTCTCTTACTATAACTTTTTGAAATGGCTCTAACTTAAATGGCATTCCTCCTAGCTCTCCTTTAATGTGCTTAATGTGATTCTCTATAAAGTAAACACATCTATCGGCTGCCTTGTCATCAAAGTAAAAAGTCTTATCCTCTTTAAGTTTCATTAGTCAAAGAAATTAAAGTCGTCTGTCATTTCCTCATCTTGGTCTGGCATACTAAGGGATGCTCTGCTGCTTGGAGTGAATCCAAATTGCGTAGCAATTTTCATCGCATTCTGTAAAGCGTTCTGCATTACCTTGTACTTAGGAGCAATCTTACTAGACCTCAACCTTCCATCTTTGTCTACAGTCTGCTCGGTAAAGTTGCCTTGTAACTCTTGTGCTATCTCTCTATAGATTCCTATTTCATTACAGTACGCTGCTAAGATTGATAGGTCAGTTAGATGCAACATCTTAATGTCAGCTAGTTCGTTAGTTACTAAATGCCATTCGTCTGCACCTTGTTGGTTAAGGAAGGAGGGAGCTTGAGGCATACTAACAACTGCCGTTGTCTCCATCTCGTTTCCCACCAGCCGAGATTTTTCTAGCGTACCTTTTAGCTCCTTTACTTTTGTTGGTATTTTTTTTCTCCCTCTCAAAATATTCTAGTTTGTGCTTGGTGGTTTTTTATTCTCTTGATAGCGTTGTCGTAGTATTCTTTGTCAAGCTCATAGCCAGTTAAATCATAACCTAAATTGTGACAAGCGATAGCAATACTTCCACTACCTAAATGAGTGTCAAGTATTTTGTCACCTTTGTTAGCGTAATTAATTAAAAGCCATTCATATAACTTAACTGGTTTTTGTGTTGGATGTATTCTGTCTGTTGTTTCACATTTTCTAAATCCAGCCCATAATAACTCTATTTTTTTTAAACTCTTATTGTAAGAAGTCCAAGCCAACTCTCCAGGACTTAATGTAAAATCTTTAGCTACTCCTTTATCCCAAAATATCCAACCACTACTTTGAGGCAAACTGAAGTAATTAGCTCCCCAAATAATTTGATTTATACTTACTCTCATAAGTTCATTAAAGTAAACATCATTTGGTGTATTGCTATCCCATTCTTTTCTTTTATAGTTTTTACCTTTAGCATTATTCCATTTTTTACTTTTATTGTTAGCCATTTCTTTAACTTCTCCATCAAAGCCAATACCATAAGGAGGGTCTACTATCGCCAAGTTAAATTGATTGTCTTGCATTAGCTTCATAGCTTCCAAACAATCTTGGTTATGTATTTTATTAATATCCATCTGAACTTAAACTGGTTTTAGTTTGGTATAACTATACCCACACGATTTAGTTTTAATTTTGCGTATAAAAAATGAAAAC